ATCCTTTGTACAAGTTCTGCTTCTGCTTCAGCATCAGCACCCACAATACCTGCGCGTTCCATCCAGTTGGCATAGGTACGACCGTCACGAATCTTACCCTTTCGTTCTGCTTGGGCGAAAGCCCAACGCAGACCCTCACGCATTTCAGGCAAACCAACACCATCAGCATAATTCATAAAGGTTCCAGAGAACCCGTTACGCATAAAGAAGCCGACGCTGGCGGTAACATAACGCTTCCAATAGTTATTCAGCGCAGACACATACTTCCAAAACTTCTCAGCCTCAGCCGTGTCACGCAACTTCTTCAGGTTCGGACCCCATCTATCAGCAACTTCTTGAGGAACCTGCACACCCATGCCTTCAAGCATCTTCCAGCCACGGTCGGCATCTTCCCAAATAATCTTACCAATTTCACCAGCCTGAGCCTTCGTCAACTTCAACAAAGTGTCTGACAACTCCGCATCAATCTTACTCAACTCGACTTCACCCTTATGGACCAGGGCAACCACACGGTCATAAGCATCCTTAAGGGCAGGGTCAAAGTCCAGCAGCGCACTATTATCCAAAGCCTGCTGCACCTGCTTAACCCAAGCCGCGTTACTCGCACCAGTCGAACCCTTAGCAGGCTTACGGGACAACAACAACCGTATACCTTCAAGTTCATTCTCAATCATGCGGCCCATAGTCGCATCCCAATTATCCATTGCCCTAGCATTATCCATAACCAGCGGCAAACTTTCCTCGAGCGACATCATAAGAGATTCCGCCTCGCCAGACAAACCATATTCGCCAGCCAGCACATTGTCAACCTGACGGTTGACATTATTTGTTTCCCTAGCGAGGACAGAATCCATAGCAGCCAGTTGCTTACGCGCCTTCTTGACAGGAATATCCCGACCCTCATACCTGACTGTCTCCGCTGCTCTTGCACGGTCCAAAAGTTCATCAGCGGGATTCGTAATAGAATCCAACTGCTTAGCCAACTCGTCACGAGACTGCTGAAGAGCCTGAAGGTCCAAACCTTCTGTACGCAAGGCATCGCCTTGCGACATTAAATCCAACTCATAAGACTCGGTAGAACCATCCAACAACTTACGAGCCAACGGATTGTCCTGAACAGACTGCCACTCGTCCGTCAAACCCATACCAACCGCAGGGGTCGGCGTGTCCTTCGGAAGAACAACAGCCCACTCCGAACTGATGCCATCCAAATCGGGGAAAATAGTGCGCATAGGAACAAGTGAACCACGGAAACCGCTATCAACAGCATCATCGGTCATCCCACGAATAAAGTTATTTAGCATCGTGTCAGCAACGACATCGCTGTTATCAATGGAAAACTCGGCGGCTACAGCCTGAAAGTTCTCACGCAACCAACCGAAGAAACTTTCAATTTCAAACTCGGTCAAATCCACGCCCTGTTCAACCGCGTCATCAATCATGCGCTGGAAATCAAAAACACCCTCAAGGAAATCAGCCTTGGCAGGGCTGACGATACGAAGCGTATCATCAACAACACCACCATTAGCAATAGCGGAATCAACCACGCTAGCCCAAGTTGGGTCCTCAATGCCGGCTTCACGCCAAACCCTATTGATGGTGTCGGAAATAGTATCAGCACTCAACAAACTTTGCATCATCTCGGGATTGCGCAAATCCACCAAATCTTCTTCGGGGATAGCATGACCCATCAAACTGTCAGGCATACGACTAAAAGTACCAAACTCATCATCAACAGGCTTGGTTGTCCACACCTGAAATGGTGCTTCAACATCAGTGGCATCGGGAACAGAACCCCAAATCACACCATCGTTAGCGTAACTAGCGGACTCACGGACATCACCCAAAACACGCACCGCTTCCAGTTCCCTGTCTACGCGGTCCAATTCATCCACAATCCTTTGACGGCTAGAATCAAACTGTGCGCCACTTGGCATCTCATCCAATGACGCACGCAACCGCGTGCGCTCAGCCAACAAGCGTGCCTGCTCCCTAGGTTCGGACTTACCGCCATTCATCATACGCTTAATACGCTCAGCAAACCATTCAAGATTCTTGCCCTCAAGTTCCGAAGCATCAGCGGAGACACCAGCCAAACGGGCATACTCGGTACGCAAATCCTGAAGCAACGCATAACGGCTAGAAGTATTACCAGCCAACGCATCACGCAACTCCTCGGCGGCACGAAGATAACCGCCCCACAAATCATCAAACTCACCCTTAGCATCCTGCGAAACCCTAAGGCTCTTCAAACGGGCAGACTCAATAATATCCCAAACCTCATCCAACTGATTCGTAATATCATCAATCTCGCCATCCCTAAGGGTCTTCTCAACATAACGCCCCTCAAGAACATCATCCAAAATCTTAGCAAAATCATCCGCGGCAGATGCCACACCTTCACGCGTACCAGCCAACCTAGCCTGATTACGCACCTTCGCCCTAAGAGACTTCTGTGTCTTTGTCAGAATCTTGCTAATACGGGTCAAGTCGGCAACAAGTTCTTCATCCTTAACAATCTCTTTGATGATTGTTGGCTTGATAGCATCTGCACCGAACGCCATAGCGCGGTCCACATACGCAATACGGCTCTTGGCACGGGCGATGCTTTCAGCATAGCCCTGCGCAATCGAACCAAGGTCGTCCTCAAACCATTTGAATCCGACTTCCTCCATCGAAATCTTATTAAGACCGTCAATCGTGGCGTCGTCAACTTCTCGTCCAAGGAACTTGGATTTGCTGATAACATTGCCAGCCTCATCAACCACGGGTGGGCGAATCTTGCGGAACATCAAAGTACCACTAGACTCCAGCAAATCACGCTCCGTCAATTCCGCTGAACGATACCCCGAACGAGTAACGGTATCACTACCAAGAGTCCATGCCTTTGCTTCTGGTGTAATCTTATGGAAAATGTGGTTATCAATATAACCCATTTCTGCTACAGTCAAACCATAGGTGTCGCTAAGATTGCGTTGAAGCGCAACAACTTCGTTCCGCAACTTATCCGACCAACCCTTGTAGGCTGAATAAACCTCTTTTGCTGGCTCACTAAGACCGTCATCGCTACCATGTTCAATAGCACGATAAACCTGACCAATGGTTTCATCGGTCAACCCCGCTTCGCGGGCGTTATCCATAACATCGGCAATCTCACCAATAGCCTGTCGCAGCGTAGCCGAGAATGTACCCCTTGCCCAATCGCTAGCAGACATTTCCATAAGACCCTGAACAAACTCGGGCTTATAAATGTTTTGCGTCGAAGCGCGACCAAAACCCTTAAGAGTCAAATCCTTCAAAGACTCAGTAGTAGTCTTTTGTAGTGCCAAACGACCAGCACCAGTACTTGCGACAACATCGCCAATCGTTGCGCGGACAGGAGCCAAAGTGTAACGCCAAGCCTTAGCCAAACCACTGGTGTAAGGAATCTCCTTACCCATATACTTTACGCCAGCGGCAATACCTTCAGCCTCACGAATATTCTTGGGGATAGCCGTAGCACCATAACGAGCAACATTAGACAATAAGGGCTTAAGTTCTGGGTACTTTGGCACAAGCAAAGCAGCCTTGGACGCCAAAGCAAATCGTGTCGCCTTGGAGGCGGCACTTGCACCCAAAGTCAAATAGGTCGTTGGGTCAAAAAGCGTATCCAACGCAAAGTTGCCGATACCACGAACCCACTTGTTTTTGATGCCCAAGGCATCAGCAGCCTTAAAGTGGTCCATGCGCGACTGCGCAACAAGGTCGTCAATGCTGAACCCACGACCCGACATCAAATCAGTCAATTCCTTTGTAAAGGATTGACCAGCAGACTGGAACGGCTCAACAGCCTTGGAATAAATGTTAAACGCGCCCTTGGCGGCGGAGACAGGAACCTTGGATACTGCGCTAAGCAGGTCACCCAAAACCCCCCTATCCTTAACGGATGCTTTACCGCCAGCCGCAATTTCTAATGCGGCGGCACGAGCCTTGGACTGCTGAGCAAAACTCAAAGCAGAGTTAGCAGCCAACCCCGATACAACCTGCTTGGTTCTGTTCTCTAAACGGGTTTGTTCCTGAGCGAAGGTTGTCTTACCGTCGCCTTTGCCACCCTTGCCGCCGACACCCAACTGTCGAATAGTGCCATCCGCTTTAACATAAATCGGATTACCATTCTCGTCGAACCCATATCCCTTGGGCAGAGCCTTGCTAGCCGTCTTAGAAAACGGTGATGGTGTGACAGCCATTAACTTCTCCTGATAGTAGAAGAAAGCAATGGGGCCTTCTTCTTCTTCTCCTTATCTTCGGAGGTTGTTCCCTTTGCAGGCTGAACCACAGGCTTAGGAGCGGGCTTAGGAGCCGTCTTGGGGGTCTGTTTAGGTACAGTTGGAGCCTTCGGCTCCTCCTTCGGCAGATTACCGTAATCAGCGGTCGTTTCGGCACGAATCTTATCAGCCTCAGCAAGCAGGTCAGCAATAGTCTTATCAACATCGCTTTCAGCACCAGTACGCTCCTGAGCAATCTTGCTAAGCGCATCAGCGAACTGTTGCTCAATACCAGTCTTAACATCGGCACGGCGACCAGCCAAACCTTGAAGAGCCGCAGCCAAACCACCACGAGCAGCCTGTTGGACGGCGGTATCATAATTCTGCTGACCAACATTCAACTGACCAGCCGCCCACTTCTCCAAAGCAGACTGCTGAGCCATAAACTGGTTAGCCTCCTCTGTCGCCGCTGTAACATCACCAGTACCAGCACCCTGCTGCTGCAACGCAGCAAGCAGAGGATTAGCAGCCGTAGTATAAGTCGAAAGAGGAATCTCGCTATAAGCCTTAGAAGGTGTAAAACCCTTAGTGAAATCCTCACCAGCAGCCCTAACTTGACCCTCGGCGGCATCATAAGCCTGAGAAGCGGCCTCAAGCATACGAGTCATATCCTCATCAGTCTTAGTCTTAAGCGGGTCATACAACTCCGCAATACGCTTCATCATTTCAGCCTTACGAGTTTCAGCCTGCGTCCTGAGGAAAGACTCTGCCTCACGACCACCACGAACCTTACGGACTCGCTCTCGCTCTTCCTTTTCGGCTTCAGCCTTAGCCTTGGCGGCTGCGGCAGCAGCCGACGCACTAGCCTTAGCGGCATCCGCGGCAGCCTTTTCCTGTGCATCAAAACGCTTCTGAATATTCTCTACCTGAGCAGTCTTGGTTGACCACCACGAAGAAGGTGGCTCCTCACCATAAGCAGCCCTATAAGCGTCCGCTTCATCATAGATAGCCTGCCAAGCAGCATCAATAGCAGCCTGACCAGTAGGAACAACCTCAGACAACTGTGGACCAGTAGGCACAACAGGAGCAACAGGCTGTGAACCCCCCGAACCACCAGAAGAACCAGTCTGACGATTACTCACCCGTACTGGCGGACGAGCATCAATCTGCGGGCTAGAAGGCTTAGCCTGACCAATATTAACCTTAGGGGTACGCGCACGACCAATATTAACTTGTGGAGCCTTAGCGGTTCCTGGGCCTGGCTGTGGCTTCTGCTCCCACTTACTGGTAGCAGGATTATATTTGAATGCCATAACTATCTCCTAGTAAGACGAATACTGCCGCAAAGCGGTAGCCGCATCAATAATGCTTTGCTGTTTCTGCAAACGCAACTGGTTAATGTAATCCTCAAGGTCCGCCTGAGCCGCAGCCTCATTCATAACAGCCTGATTAGCCGCATCCTGAAGAGCCTGGGTTTGCTCACCAATCCGAGTCTGAAAATCAGCAGCATAACGCTCCAAACCCTTACGCTGAATCCCGCTAGCCACATTAGGGCCAGCCAAACCACGCGAACCATACTCCGCCATCTTCGGACGAAACCCCTCAGTAAGTTGCTTAGTGAGTTCCTTTAGCGACCGCTGTCCCCGCTGCTGACCAAGAAACGCTGCTTGACGGTTAGCAACAGACTGTGAGAGTCGGCGTTTACGCGCCGACGCTTCACTCAAACCAAAATCACTGTAATATGCGTCAGTCATGCTCATTACTTTTTCCCATTCTTATCAGTCATCTGAACCTTAAGGTCATCAATTTCGCGGCTAAGCCGCTCCAACTCCTTGGTGAGAGAACCAAAGATAGCCTGAAGGGCATCCTTGTCGGTTCCGCTCAGCACAGACAGGAACGGTGTTTGCCAAGCCATTACCCAAAAACCTGCGCCCCGATAACAACTTCAGCGTTATCTCCACTGGTTGACAATGCTGCAACAGCAGCGGCAGCCAATTTGCTATATGTAATAGCACCGTCATCGATGTTTGTTCCTGCGGCAACAGCCTCAGCAAACACCTTGACGGCGTTGAAGTTTGCGTTGACTTCGGTAGCAACGGCAGGAGTGCCGTTGACAAATGTATTAGGAATGCTCAGTGTAGCCATTATCCCTTAACCCTTCGTGATTGATACTTGTAACCGATACTATTGACACCCCATTTTTGGCTTGCTGGACCAATAAACTCAAGTTGAACGCTCCGCGCCAACCCAAGATTACGACCCTTTTGGACAGTCGAACTAATAGCACCAACTGACCAGTCTTGTCCCCACAAACCCGAACCCCACAAAATACCTGTAGCGGGAGGAGTCTGAGTAATCGTAAAAATCTTACGCTCATTACCTGTACCCTCAGAGTAATCATGGTAAACCTTGACGGTGATGTTTTGTGGCAAATCCGATTCTTTCACCACAAAATCAGGGCGACGAAACATCTTCTTCTGCAAATAGGTTCCGCCATCAAACCAACGAGTCTTATAATAACTAGTAAACGCCGTAGCAGTACCAGTAATATTATCCGACTCCTCGGAATACAAATCAACCTTAAGAACATATGGTTGCGTCGGATGCACCATCAACCTGTAATCAATATTGCTGGAATCGGTCCAGTCACAACCACCAACCAAACCATACCCATCGGCGGACTTGAACTGCGTGTACACCCCACCACGGATAGATGGGTCCAACACAAAATTAACAGTCGGATTAGTCACAATCGTATCAGTCGAATACGGCACAGAAACCCACACACGGCGACCAACCCACGACACGCTAATGGCTTCATGGGCAGCAGGGTTAATATAGTTCAAATCAATAGCGGTACGCAAATTGCTGAACATATCCTGAAGTCCAGCACCATTGTAATAAAACAATCCTTGGTTATGGCTAAACCAATACACTCCATCCTCAGCCTGTGCGATAGCATGATGGCTGAGACAACCGATACGGTTCGTCAATTCCACAACCTGAAAGGTTGCCGAATCGTAACCAAGAATCAAATACACCGCACTAGGCTTGAACACAACTAGTTGACCGTTAACAACAGCCATACCAGTCACACCATCTCCACCGCCAACAATGTCCACATAGTCATCTTGGTCCCAGTTCTCAGGCGAATTTTCCAAAGACCAACGCACACGATTCGGATACGCCACAGTAGCCTCAGTAGTATTAGCGGCCCACATCTTATTGGCATGAACCATCAAATGCTCAGCAGTTGGCATCTTGCGAGAAGCATCAGGAGTAGCCTGCCATGCGTTCGGGTTATCGCCAGATGCTGTCAACGCTGTCGCATAGGTATCAGTGGTTTGCCAAGCATAACCACCATTGCCAGCAGACCCAGTACACATATACAAGGTTTTGCCCCACTGGGCAAAACACGCACCATGCGGACTAGTAGTGGTAATATCGCTACCAGCAGCATACTGCAAAGTAGTGAAGTTTCCACCAGTAGAACGAAACACCTTGTTGGCATTAGCCAGCATAATTGTGCTAGTGGAACCAGAAAACGAAAACAACTTCTCTGGCGACCAAGTGCCAGCCACCGCAGTAGTGTTCAAACGATGCTGACCACCGCGGCTAAAAACACCGCCACGCGGGTCAATTTCAACATTTAACATATCAGGTGACTCGAAGGCAGCCAACTGAAACTGGTCGGCACGAAAGTTCAGGCCACCAGTAAAATCTGAAACTTCGGTAATAGCAATCTGGCTCATTACTGACCCAGATTCTTACCCATCATCTGCAACCAGCCGTTAAAAGTCGGGCGACCCGAAGTTTGACCAGCATTAAGTCGCAGATGCGCATGACTTGTTGGCTTAGCAATAGTTTCCCTCGCCAGTGACACGCCCTCATCAAATGAACGCTTATACTCTTGAGCCATAACAGTGTCCTCAAGACGCTGATAGACGCGGCTGCACGCATAATACGCCAACGGGAAATGCAGATTCGCTGACGCGTCCACATTACCCTCGGTCGTAATCCAATCCACGGGTTCGCGATAACCGCGAACCGTCAAAGTACGAACATTGTTTGGCTTTGGAAACAAATGAATCTGACCAGCCCAGACAGCATAAAACAGCGGGTCACCAGAAGTGTCATACGACCCCACATAGGTTGTTTCCGCCATATCGTAGCCAACCATATCCAGACGCAAACCAACATTCGTATTATCTACAATAGACACAATCTGTGCCATCGGGTCGGCAGTAAACGCCGAAATAGAATACGCACGCTGCTCAGCAACCGTATTAAAAGTAAAAGTCTTCTCCAACCAAGGCCAACGCTTCTCAAGGTCCAAAATACGGTAATAACCGTCACGCAAATACAGGTTCAACAACGAATCGGGCAAATCCTCAGCATCCAAATCCGTGATATCTCGAACCGTCTGACGCAAAGCGGCAGCCGTCATCTGATTATAGGCCACTGGTATCCCCGTCAATCTTGTCAGCCAAAATAGCCAAAGCCCGAACCTGCTTCAAATGCCCAGCACAATACCGCTGGTTTTTCACCTTGTTTGCCCCACAGGTGTCATCATTGCCTTCGCACTTGTCTCCGCGACCGATATACGGTCCAGATGGTGCAGCGATACGGGCATCGGCAACCGCCGACAGGCGGTAGCCGTCCACGGGACGACCATACAAAGCGTGCGCTGGAATAGAACCCTTCATCATAATAGCCCCAATGTTCCCTAAGGAATCAACTTAGAAGCGGCCTTAAGGACCTTTTTGGTGCTTTTAACTGGCTGTCCATAGAAAAGCCCCAACCAAGCCAAATCGCCTTTAGAAATACCCTTAGGGGACAAACCCATCAGATTCTTCAATCCCTTAGAGGCTGTATCCGCACTAAACAATGAACCTAAACCAGAACTGGTTAAAGCATCAGTAGCCCCTGGAACCATTCTGGCTAAAGCAGCCAACTTTGGGTTCATTTGCAATGAACCCAACTGCTGCGGCTTGAAACCCTGACCAGTCATAGCCCGAGAAACCTCAGGCGCAACAGCACCAGCCAACTTTTCAGCAGAGACAGAACCGACAGGGTTGACCATTTCAGCAATAATCTGTGGTGACTGTTTGCCCAATTCCTTGGCAATCGTCGGAGAATACTTAATATAGTCCTGAATGGTCAGTTTGTATTCTTCGTCAACTGGCTTTTCTTCCGCTGGTGCAGATTGTCTGCGTGCTTCCCATTCACGGTTAAAGCGTGCAGCCATCCTGTTGCGTTCACTGGTTTCCTGCGGGTCCCGCGGTTTCTTAAAACGGGCAGCCATAATTACTTTCGCTTAGCAGCCTTCTTAACTGGCTTGGCAGTAGAAGAACCAAACTTAGGACGAATATTAATTTTTCGCTTACCAGTCGGACCACTTGCACCCTTAACATTACCCATCTTGGGCGCAGGCTTCTTGGTTGACCTAGCAGTAATATCCCGCTCACGAAGCGAACGCAAACGCGAACCTTCCGCTGGATTACGATTTCCCTCCATCTTCGGAATACCACGACGAAGTTCATTATATCGTTCCAAAGTAATCTTGCCGCGATTGTAGTCCTTATCCATCTGAGCCAAAGCCTTTCTGCCCTGCTCAGTCTTAGGCACAATCCTCTTAGCATTTTCGTCTTGCTGAGTCCTCAACTTCTTGTTGGACTTTGTTTCCTCAACCTTTTTGGTCGTCTTCTTTCTTGGACCCGAAGAACCACGCATCTTAGAGGTGGCTTGACTCAAACGCTTCTTATCTTTACGGTCACGGTCAAGTTTTTCAAGACGCTTATTAACCTCGCGTTCTTTCATGAATCTGTCGTCGCCAACTTCCTTGACCAACGATTGACCCTTGGACTCACGACGAAGGCCGCGGCGCGCGCCTTCGTCAACCAAAGCCTTCTGTCCACCTTCTTTTTCAATTTCGGCGTACTTGCGCATAACCTTTTTAAGGTTGCGCTTAGCGGTCATATTGGCCTGACGCGCCTCACGACGATGGTCTTTTATAATAGCCTTAATGTCGGACTCATCCAAAACATATGGGGTAGACTTGCCACGAGCATCAACAGCACTTTCAGCATATTTCTTTGCTTCACGAATCTTCTTTTCAAGTTGCGGAGAATCAACACCACGACGCAACTCCTTGTCGGTTGCCTCAATAACCCTGTTAAAACGCTCTACATCGGTTGCAAAGTTTTCCTTAGCCTTACTAAGTTTAAACTCACCAGTACCATAACGCTGTGAAACAGCAGTATCCGTAACCTGCTTATAATTACGCTGGTTCCATCCCCTACGCGCCTCACGCGCTTGCTTGGAAGCCTCAGTCTTTGCTGCACGACTGCTGGCAGCCTCAGCCTTATTGGCCGCCTTACGAGCCTCACGAGAAGAACTAGCAGTCTTACTGGCGGCTTTACTAGTAGCCTTTTTGGCATCTCGAAGTGCCTTTTCGGCAATTTCCTTAATTGTCTGGCCCGCCTTACCGCCACCACCCTTAGCCATTACTTAGCACCTTTCTTACGCGACCGCTTCTGCTTAGGAGCGGCTGGTTCAGCCTTAGCGGCCTGTTCGGCCTTCCACTTCTGATAACTATTCATTCTTGCTTCGTTCTTCTTGCGATGCTCAATACGATTCTGAGCCTGCTTCGCTTCACGACCAGACTTCTTCTCAGCCGCAGCAGCCTCTGTCTTCGCACGATGCATAGTAGCATTGAACTCACGACGCTGCGCACGCGACATACCAGCAATTTCCGTAGCCATTTTACGGTCAACATTCTGATGATTCATAATGTTTTGAATCTGCTTTTCGGAACGCGTGGGGGCAGCAGCCTTTGGTGCTGCCGCCTTCTTCGCGGCTTTCTTTGCAACCTTTTTTGCAGCAGAGACAGGCTGGGGTGCGGCAGCCTTTTTGGCGGTCTTCTTGGCAGTCTTGGCAGCGGTCATACCAGCCGCCGCCATTGCTTTGTCGATGGCGTCAAGAATTGGGTTTGGAATCTTAGATGCCATTACTTATACTTCTTTCGTTGCTTAGCAACTTCCTTTGCATAGCCCTTACTGTTTTCAAAATAGTTCTTGGAATCTTGAAACTTCATAACCCCAGGTTCACGACGAACCGATTTCTTTGGGGCAGCATAATCCGCTTTTGATGGAGGCTTAACACGAGTTCCCTTTGGTGGTGCGGGTGGAGTTTTCTTTGCTGGCTTTGGCTTAACAGCCTTAACCCACTTTTCACCATTTTCAGCACGGCGAGCCGCTGTCGCCTTCTTGGCGGCACGATACTGTGAACCAGGAATCTTACTTAAGAGTTTTTCCTTTTGCTTAGGAAGCGTAGAATAAAGAAGTCTAGCCCTTCTATCACTGGCGACATCAGAAACAAACTCTCCAGCCAAACGAGTATTTTTTGCCACAGTTTTGGCAGCCTTACCAAAAGCCTTAGCGGTATCATCAATAATACCAGTCGGATGACCCTGACGGGCTTGGATAGCGGACTTCTTCTTAGATGCCATTACTTCATCTTCCTTTTTGATGCCGATGTACGAACTGGCTTTCCACCAGCGACACGAGATGGCTTGACATACCCTTCTGGATACTTACGAACCGTTGGAGCCTTTGCAGCAGGCTTGCCCGTCATAGTGCGAACTGCGGGCTTGGGCTTTCGAATAGACGGCATCGGGATTGGCTTAGAACCACCAGCGCGAGCAGGACGCGGACGCTTAGCCGCGGGACTAACCTTCTTTGGCTTAGGCTTTGACGGTCCTGGCATATCGTTATCGAGAAATGAATAGTACTTAGGCATCAGTGTCCCTTTATATAAGAAAAATGGTGGGGGCCAAAGCCCCCACCATTAACTAGTTGTTCCCTTAACCGATTAGGCGGTCTTGGCGGTCAACTTGCCCTGCTTCGCTGCGTTACGGCAGGTCAGGTTTCCGTAGCACATGATGAGTGCGTAACGGGCATCGAGGTTCTCTGGGCGGACGAAATCCGTCTGTGCGAACCACTTACCCGAGTGACCAACGAGGGTCAGGTACTTGCTGTTGAGGAAGTACACGACACCAGCGGTGCAATGCTCATCGTACACAACAGGAGCAGCCTTGAACAGCAGGTTCTGGAAGCCAGCGTCTGCGGTCTTGGTGTCCGTGTAACGGAGTTGCGGCTGGAGGAGTGCCTCATACTTTTCGAACAGGGTCTGGGTCGTCAGCACCATGTCTGGGTGGTCGTTACCGACCGACACGCTGTTGTACGCCGTGGACATCTGGGCGAGGGTCAAAGCACCTGCGGTGTTTTCCTCGTACGAACGCCAGTACTCGTTACCAGCGGTTGCACGGTTGATTCCACCAACGGTTCCCGAAGCCTCAACGATGTTGCCAAGACCGTTCCAGTCCTTGCCGCTGTTGCCAGTTCCGTCTGCGAAGAACATCTGGTTGAAGCCTTCACGCATGGACTCTTCAGCCTGCATAATCTTGGCCTCAAGCAGGTTGATGATTTCCTGCTCGCCGTTGTTCTTTGCCTCTTCGATTCCCGAGATGGCGATGGATGCAGCGTACTGCTTCCAGTCGTACTCGGCAGCCGTGATGCCGCTCTGTGCGGTCAGCGAGATGGTGTCGTAGCCGCTGTACGAAGCAACGGTCGAGTTCTGACCGTAGATGAGCGGTTCAACAATCTTCGTTCCGCCGTTAAGCATACGAATGCGACCCTTGTCCATGAGGAAGTAGGTCAGTGGGCGTGCCGTGAAGACGTTATCGGTCAACTGGTCACGGTAGTTTGCGAGCGTTGTTGAAAGCAACGCATCAAAGTTTGGGTTAGACATTATTCTCTCCTAAGAGAACTAGTAATTTGTGGGTAACTAACTTGCTCCCATTTGACGCTTAGCGGCTTCCCAAGCATCAGCAATACTGGTGATAGGAACAAAAGTGTCGTTGGTGGTACTGGCTGTCGCTGACGCTCCGCCAGACACAACAGATGCCGCACGCTTAGCCTCAACAACTGCGGCATCCGCCGCCTGCTGTCGCTGCTGTGCAGCCTGCTCCAACTGTGCTTTTGCAACCATCTTGTCATACGCTAGTTGCTTATACACGCCCTCGAGGTCAGTAGTGTCCATCCGCAAAGCGGCTGTCACAACTTCTCGAACATCAAAGTCAGAATACTTGGATTGCAAACCCTGAATCTCACGCTCAACTTGCTGCTGATTCTGGTAATCCTCAAAGGACGCTATACGCTGGTCAAGTTCACGATACCGACGCTCAACAGGGTCAATATCATCAAACGATTCAGATGCCTGCTCAACCATCTGGGTAGCAGCCTTACGGCTGATACCATAATGCTGAGACAGCAAATCAATCGTCGCGGCAGGGTCATTCTCCAAAGCCGCCTGAAGAGCCGAAGCAAACTGGAATTGTTCCCGTTGCTGCGACAGTTCCTGCGTCTTACGAGTGTAATCGGCCTGACGCTGATAACCAGCGATAGCCTCCGACAAAGGAACTTGCAATTCCTCACCATCCACCTTGATTGGCACTCTATAGTTAGAGTACTCATCAACTGGCAGGACGGGTGTATCGGGTGCTTCTGTATTTACGCTATCAGATACGGTTGACCCAACTTCGGGTTCCACGGACGGCGTTGCGAGTTCATCACTCATTAAAAATATCTCCTAGAGTCCTAGATGGTTGCTCTATATATATTCTGTTGTTCCCTACATTGGGGGCAACGGTGGTTGCCCCTGCTGCCCCTGAAGCATCGCTGCCACTTGGGGAGGAACAGTGGGGGCAGCACCCTCAGGTGCGCCCTCAGGACCAGCAGGGACAGGAGGGGCAGGCTCAGCCAAGAACTGTTCAGGATTCTTAACACCGAATCCGA